TTGAAGATGCTTCTACAAGGCGAGAAAGACTCTTGACTCTATACTAAATAAGTGTAATAATATATCTGTTAAAAACCATAAATGGATATATTATGAAAACTCGAAATAGAGGGGTAGACGGCTACGTGCCAACTCCTGAAGAAATAACAAATGAACGTGGTAATCTTTCACAATCATTAGCCGCCACATTGATTTACACGACTCAATCTCGTTGGTCAGATTACGAGAAAGGTAAAAATAGGCTTCATCCTGCAATATGGGAGTTATTCTTAATTAAAAGAGGGCAACTAAATGAGTGAACAAAGTGAAAAAAATAAAAGATTTGAGAAAGCTAAAGCTAATCTTATAAAAGAATTGAATGGTCGTGATTTAGCTGAATATGCCAATGACTTAGAACGTGAACAAGATAAGATGATGGCTGAATTTCATAAAGACCCTAAAGTTATTAAAATGTGGGCTGATATAGATAAAAGTCACGAAGAAGATGCTAAAAAAGGCTAACAATATTATAGGTGCAGGATTGCGACCTAATGTTGGCATATCCACAGCTTACGCTAAAGCCATTGTCAATGAATTAGAATTGATGTATCGTGATATTCAAAGACAACTTGATAAGATAGCTAAGAGTGAAACTTACGGTCAGGCGATGGATGCTTCATTAGCCAGCCAATATAGAATTATGCTTAACGCTCTATTGCGTAAGTGGAAGCCAAGATTTGATAAAGTAGCCAAAAGTGCTACTGAGCGTATGATTGAGCGTTCTCTTAAATATAGCGATATTGCATTAAAGAACTCGTTACCTGATATAAGCATTAATACCTCGTATAGTAACGCTATACTAGATGATGTGATTAAAGCCAGCTCATTAGAAGCGGCTAATTTGATTAAGCTAATACCTTATAAGTTTTTGAATGAAGTACAAGGTCAAGTAATGCGTTCCATTACAACTGGGCGTGGCATGAAAGATTTAGTACCTTTTTTAACAAAAAAATATAAAGGTAACGTGCGCCATGCTAGACTTGTCGCATCAGACCAAACTCGCAAAGTTTTTCAGTCAGTTAATACAAACAGATTGAAGGCTGTAGGAGTGAAGAAGTTTATTTGGATTCATTCAGGTGGTGGCAACGAACCTCGTGAATTACATATCAGAATGTCAGGGAATGAATATTCTTTTGATGACCCACCTTATATTGGGGATATGTATGGAGCAAGGGTGTATGGCTTACCTGCTGACTTGCCAAATTGTCGTTGCATTTGTAAGCCCATCATCAATTTTGATTTAGAGGAATGACCATGAAAGATAAACTAAACGCTGTTGAATCAGCAAATATGTCAATCAGCTCCATTGCTGGTTTAGGCGAATCAGCTCAAGCAGAAGGTGTTTACACTTTCAAATGTTTCGATAAAGTAGGTGGCGCATTGCTTTGGGAACAAGTTATTGACAATGTAGTATGTACATTAGGTAAAAACTTAATGTTACAAACAACGCTAACTGGTTCAGGTTATACCGTTGTCGGTCCATACATGGGATTGATTTCTTCAGTATCATTTACTGCGGTAGCCGCCGCAGATACAATGGCTTCACATACTGGTTGGTTAGAAGCTGGTTCTACTAATGCTCCTACATTTGCCGCTCGTATTGCTCCAAGTTTCGGTACAGCCGCCGCTGGTGCAATTTCAACATCATCTCCAGTTAGCTACACAATGACAGGTGCAGGTACTATTGAAGGTGCTTTCATTACTTATGGTACAGGCGCAGTAACGACTTTAATGAGTACTGCTGGTACATTATTATCGGCTGGCGTATTTACTGGTGGCGCACAACCTGTAAACAGCGGCAACGTAGTTCAAGTTACTTACTCTCTAAGCGTATAAGGATAACATCATGGCTTTTACAAACGGACAAACAGTAATTCAAGTTTTACCAACCGCAATTACAGGTACAGTTGATGGTTTTGGTTTTGACCCAGTAACAGGATTAGTAACAGTTTTAGTTGGTTACAAAGATGCTGACGGTAATGACCAACAACGCTACTTCCAACAAAATGAAATTGATGCGGTAGCTTAATAAAATAGCCCCTATGTTCTATACATACGCTCACTATACCCCTGAAGGATGCTTATTTTATATAGGGAAAGGTAAGGGGAAACGGGCGTATAGATTTTACAATAGGGGCGCATATTGGAATAATGTTGTTTCCAAACATGGAAAACCCAATGTGCAAATAGTTGCAAGTTGGAAAACCGAAAAAGAAGCATTAGACCATGAAGTGGTATTAATTAAATGTTTTCGGGATTTAGGGCATAAACTCTGCAATCAAACAAATGGCGGAGAAGGAACAAGTGGGCGTGTATTATCAAGTGAGCATAAAGAAAAAATTAGCGCAAAATTAAAAGGTCGCAAGAGAAAAATCCCTGATGAAAAAACAAAAGAAAAATTAAGAACTTCCCATTTAGGACAAGTTGCTTGGAATAAAGGTTTAAAAGGCGTTTATAAACATTCTGAAGAACACAAGCAAAAAGTGAGTGCCTTTTTCAAAAGCCATAATTTTCAATTAAAAAATTGTTATATCGGAACCCATAGATATACAAATGAAATAATAAAAATTTTAGGAACTAACGAAGCCATTAAAAATGCTGGTTTTGACCCTAATAATGTCCGAAGATGTGCAAGCGGTGAAAGAAAGTTTCACAAAGATTATTCTTGGAATAAAGAAAGATTGGAGCAATAAATGTTTACTTTAGCGGATAGGGTTCAAGAAACTTGTGCCGCACCCGGTACTGGGATAGTCACATTATTAGGTGCAGTTACAGAATATCAATCATTTTCTGCTGGTATTGGTGCAAATAATACAACTTATTATACTATTGCTGACCAAACTGGTTCAAATTGGGAAGTGGGATTAGGCACGATTGGTGCAACTGGATTAACCTTAACCCGAACTACTATATTAGCTTCGTCTAATGCTGGTTCAATTGTTAATTTCAGCGTAGGTACTCAAAATATTTGGTGCGATTATCCTGCTGGTAAAGCAGTTTATGGAACTGGAACTACATTAGTAGCTCCTAGTGGCACTATTCTTCCAGTACTTAATGGCGGTTCAGGGGTAACAACTTCAACAGGTTCAGGTTCAGTAGTATTAAGTGCCGCACCATCATTGACAGGCGCAGTAACGATTGGCACAACTTCAGATACAGGCACTATTACTGTTGGTCAATCTACCGTAAGCCAAACAATTAACATTAGTAATGGTGCTACAGCATCAGGTTCTACTAAAACTGTAAACATTGGAACAGGCGGTTTAACTGGTTCTACAACCACAATGGCTATTGGTTCAACCTTTAGCACAACAGTTGCGGCAAATGGAACATGGTCATTTAGCACGCCTTTAGTTGCAACTAATATGGTTCAAGCAACCACATCAACAAGTGGGTATTTAACTTCTACCGATTGGAATACTTTTAACGGCAAAGCGCCATCAGTTACTTATACAACTACTTACATACCATTTGGACAAGGTACAACTACACCTAATCTATCGGCTAACTTTACTTATACAACGGGTACTGGTTTATTAGCAGCTCCTATTATTCAAGCATCAAATGGTTTAATACTGAACAGCAAGACAATCGGTACAAGTTACACTATTCCAACGGCTGATAATGCTATGTCAGTTGGGCCGGTAGTTATTTCAGGTGGCGTTACAATAACTGTTCCATCGGGTAGCCGTTGGTTGGTATTATAAGGGAAATATATGGCAACAATTCTAAGCAGTAAAACAAGTGGTGTGGGTGGATTAGCAGTAACAGGCGACTCATCAGGCATCCTACAACTAGCCTCAGCAGACGGAACTACTGCGGTCACTATAGATGCTAGTCAGAATGTGGGGATTGGAACAAGTACAACTGGAACAAATGGTGTACTTACAGTATATAAAACATTAGAACCTAAAATATATCTTACAGATGCAACAGTAGGTCAAACCTATGGCGGTGCAATTAAAGGCTATGGTATTACTGGAATTGGTGGCGCAGTAGAGCTAGGTTCAGTAGATAATAATGTGTATTCTAAAGGTTGGTTTTATAGTTTATCATCAGGGTATCAAGCATTTTATACGAATAGTGCAGAACGTATGCGTATTGATAATACTGGGAACTTATTCGTAGGTGGAACAACACAAAACACAGCTACTGCTCCTGTATATTCAAGCACAACAGCAAAAGCTTGGGTTCAATATAATGCAGCAACCCCTGCTGTACTTGGCTCTTTTAATGTTAGCTCAGTAACGAGAACTGCTACTGGTAATTTTACAGTTAATTTTACCGCAGCATTAGTTGATGCAAATTATGCTCCTTTAGTATCTTGTAATAATATTAATGCGGAAACAAAAATACAATTTGGAACTATTGCAGCAGGGTCATTACAAATCCTTTCTCAAGGTTCAGTTAATACAACATCATCCTATAACCCAGTTTTGGGCTGTGTAGTATTTAGATAAGGAAAAGACATGGCACAAGTAATCATACATACAA